GAAGCCTGTTAAGATCAATGGGAGGAGAAAAATGAAGTACTCCCCTAGAATTTCTATGTACGAAGTATACAGTTTCTCCAGCAGCTATAGCGTCTTCATTAAGAGCACCATTAGGATAATGATAAAAAGCACCAGACCCATTAGGCAGAGAAGCAAAAGCCGCAGCATTACCGTTTGTTACATTACAAACATAAAGTAATGTGTTAGAATCTTCAAAAATTGACATTTTCTTATATTATTAAGTTAAATAAATAATTAATTATTAGTTTACAGACGGTATGCTACAAAAGTATTGGTAGCAGTTTTTCTTACTTTGAAAGTTGCCGAAGTATTAGCTGCAATAGTGGCTAATCCAACTATTGTAAAACCAGTACCAGCTACTACAGTNATAACTCCCCCCGCACCAATATTTATAATAGTAAAGTCAAAAGTTCCACCAACTTTAATATTAGAAGCAGCCTCCATCTGAGTACCTGTTGGCAAAGTATAGTTAATAGCTCCCCCAGGAGTAGCTGTTAAAAGTCCTGCAAATAAACTAGCAGCCATAACAGATTTATTTGCTGGATCGGTATTACTATTTACTGGGGCACTTTTTACCTTGTTATTTAGGTCATCTACAAGTTCGTTGTACCAAAAATCATAGACCGGAAATTTAGGTCCATCATATTGTACAAAGTTACTTTTTGTTAAACGGTCTAAAGCCATATTTTATTATATTAAGTTAAACAATTATTTTGCAAATTCGGCTAGAGCCAATTGATATCCCTGTGCATCTACTANTGACATCCTTGCTAATGTAACGGCTTCTTCTACTATTCTAGAATGAACACTTTTATTTAGTACACTTGCCTCAGTTCCTGTAGTCTCAGGATANACTATACCNGGACTTATAGGATATTTATCAGGATGTTCTACTCCTACTATATAATAACTAGTAAGAGTAGTNCCATCCGTTATAAATACTGGAATATTATTAAACTGTAATACCCAATAGCCNTCTTCTATATCTGGGATTCTAAATGGATTCTGTAAATTAGTTCTATAAAAATCATACGTAATTCTTTTAATTGGTATGTTATTTATAGTAGCAGTATTTACATATTCATCTAAAATCCAACAGAAATCTAGATTAAACTCTTTAGTGCCAGTGTCTATAGTCTGAGCTGCAGTACCGTCAGTATTTTTATAATGAGTGTCAGTACTTGTTAAATCTATATAACTATCTGTCTGAACCAATTTCTCTATAGCAAGTTGATTATGGATATTTTTATTAATACCCTCATTGAGAATTTTCATTACGATCTTTCTCTGTGCTACAGTAAAAAACTGACCCCACTCAACGTCTAAAAATCCAGGAGCATTACTACTATCTATACTTTCATATAATAGTTCTGCTTCGGCACGCATCTCATTGAACGTCATTACTTATGCATTTTATTTTGAGCTTCAATTTTAAGGTATACATCTGCCTTAATTTCTTCAGCTTTAGTTAAATAATCTACCAATTCTTCATAAGTATAAGATACTCCTTCTCCGGGTATATTATATTTATTTCTAGCTTCTTTAGTAATTGCTCCAGATCTCATTGCTTTGAGAATAAAATTCTTGATCTTAGAATTAGGATCATCTATAATCTTTAATGATAGATCTAATTCTGTTTCAATTATTTTTTTGATCTCCTTACGAAGCCAATCTTTATCAGCATCTTCCGGAACAAACTTCATCTCTTTCTTTTCTAAGTAATAAACTCCTAAGAAATCTTTCATTTCTCTNACAGAGTTTTGTATACTACCTAGATANGTATAAGCCTCAATAGTCTTATTAGTCTGAGTATTTTCTTTTTCCTCAGCATACCCTTCTTCAACTAAAGCAAATCTATATTCTCCCCTATTAAGACGTTGATCCCAACTNGGAGCTACCATTGCTTGTAATTTAGTTACTTTATATCTTATATTGTCAAGAGGATCGGCCAAATTAAATATGTACCCCTCATGCATAAGATTGTAATCCTTAATTACTTTTACAAAGAAAGTATGCCAAAAATTATCTTTCTTCTTATTTACGTTCAAATCCAAGTCTAATTCCTCTTCAAAGAACTTTCTCTCCTCATCACTTCCGAATGGATTTGCTAATACTCCCAATTCGGTTTTAGGTAATTGAAACCAGTTTGCAGCACCTTCATACTGAAAGTAAGCTACATGTTCCGGTGCGGTTATCATTTTACCGCCTCTAATAACTGGTTTTAAATAAACTTTTTTATTCTCCAAATACCCTTTCTTAAATGCTTCTTCTTTGCTAATTGCCATTACTGTAATTATTTAATTAAAATCTTTGCTATNAAAATAATTAGTAGGTTGTGGGGATACCTAAGTACCCCCACTCTACTAAAGAAATTACGGACGAAGAATAGAAGGAATTATACGAGCAGTTTTCTTAGGATTGGTAATTTTNACACCACCAATNAATCCTTTGAATACTGANTATCCATCTACCGGAGTAGCCATCAAACGNGGCTCAGTCCTGTTATTATANGGTGAGAACGGATCTCTAAGACCAGGAATATATCCGAAATATTCTTCCTCGTCTTTAACACTNACTTTAGAAATATTAGACATTCCACCAGTTGTACCTACATCAAAGATATCATAAATATATGAACTAGCAAGACCACCATCTGGATGCCTAAGCGTGTTAGGATAACCATCCTTCATAGGATCAATAGTCAGTTTAAATTTAATACCGTTGACAGCAACATAGTTAAGGAACTGTCCTTCATCAAGAGTAAGCTTACCACCATCGGTCTTAATGTTAACATTTGCATTAAGATAGGTAATTGCATTGGCCTTATTAACAGCATCCTTGTGGAACTGATATGCGCCATATTCTCCTGTTGAAAGAATAAATTCACGCTTATCTTCAGGTATCTTACCATAAGACATATCCATTGCAAAATCGGTAAGCATATCCAATGAGAATGTGCTATAAGTAAGAATGTTGCCATACTCCATCTGATCATACATTCCAAATCCTGAACGAATTATGTTCCCAGATTCGCCTGTATGTCCATAAGTACCATCGGTAAGTTTATTTGATTTGCCATAAGCAAGCAAACGAGACTTATCACGCTGGAACTGTACATAAAAGTCCCAACCAAGTTTGTCTATCCAACGAGTCTGTGTCTTACCGTACTGATCAATGAATGCAAATGCAAGGGGTTTATTTTTGCCTTTTGAAATCATATTCCCAGGAACCTGATAATTCTTACGAATCATTGAAAGAACGTTCTCCATCTGATAAGGAGCAGTATGATGAACACCATTACCTCTCTTAGAGAGTTCCTGTTCAACCATACCAAACAGTTCGGACCACATTGTATTCCTAGCTAAACTAGTTGCAGGAATCCAAAGAGTATCATCACCGGTGAAAAGCTGTACTCTATATCTCCAAAGATTACCAACTTGTATCGGATCTTCAAGGACCCTAAGTTGATATACCTCAGGCTGATCACCTACGATATGAGATGTAGCTTCAAAATACCTTTCGGTAAACCACATATAGAAAATTCCTCTATTAAGACCCGGCTGAAGAACATCAGTAACAGCTGTTGCACCGGCCGCATCAGTAGTTGCCAAAACAAGGGGAATACTACGTTCATCTGATCCCTGAAGGAACCACCTATAAACAACATCATCATTAATCCATTCCGTAGGAAGCTTGTTCATGAAGGAAACAAAGTTGTCAGCACCGACGTTAAGTTCATACAGTCTATTCATNACTGTACTAATTATCTCCGGTTCCTGCATACCAAGCCATCCGAGATGACTTTCCCTCGTCAAACCGCTCCAATGTTTTGGATCAACAATCTGCAGAGCACTAATTTTATTCATATATATTTAATTTAAAACGGTTTTATTTTCCAAATATGCCTCTCATAGCATCTATATTATCTCTTGATGTTTTATCCTGTTCGGCTGTTCTAAGTACCGAAGTTCCAGATAATGAGGCTGTATTACTTTTATCTTTTAAAACTCTCTCTAATTCACTAACTTCTTTAGTAATTTTAGATTGAGCTGCTTTTGTCCAAGACTTTCCTTTCTCAAAAAATCCTGTAGAAAGTAAATATGCTAATCTTTCATCAAAGAACATCGGATCTTCAGTTCTTTTTGCCCAAATAGCATTAGTCATTCTGCCTTTATTATCCTGAATAGGTTTAGTAATAGACTCATACATTTGAACTTTTGTAGCTTTATTAATATTGACTCCAGGAATTATTTCATCTAATGAATTAATACTATCCTTCAAAGTCTCTAAACTACGTCTATTTTCTTCCTCTTGAAGTTTAACATTCTTACTAGCCTGTTCTTCTTCAGCAGTCATCTGCTCTTTAACTAGATTTTTCAAAGTAGTTAAATACTCTTTTGAATCATCTATATCATCACCTAAGTCCATGCTAGTCTGCACTAACTTACTTATTTTGGCATCTGACATTGAGGTAGTTAGCTTAAAGTAATCTGTCATTACTTGCTTCCTAAGCTCAGTGTTTTCTTCCTTAGTAAGATCATCCGACTTTATACCATCAAATCTGGTTTTTAATTCTACCAGACTTCCAGCAGTCTCTACTTGGACTCCCTTACCAATCATTCTAAGATATTCCTGATATCCTAAATCTAAATCTGATTTAGCTGCATCAACATTGGCATCTATCTCAGACCTTATTAAGTTTCGAAGAGCCTCAGCTTCTCCTACACTTTTAATTTCATCAACGAGTTTAGCCTCGTCGAGAGATGATAATAGCCCCTGCGTCACCAGGTCTCTAGCAAAGATTACAGTAAAAGGAGCATCAGAAGTATCGTTAGTTGGCTGTTCAAGGGAAGCAGGGGCTTTCTCATCTTTTTTATCCGCCTCAACTTTTTTATCCTCATCTTCTTCACTCTTCTTAGTATCCGCAATTTGCTTATCTAAGACCTTATTTATATTATCTAAGGATGGGTCAACATCCTTCTTAGTTTCTTCCTCAGTTTTCCGAGTAGTATCAGTTTCTTTATCGATAGCTGGTAAAGTTTCTAAAACACTATTTATATCTAAACCACTATCAAACTCTAGCATTTCTCCTAGATCTTGATCAAAAATCTCCTTTGACATCTTCTTTGCTATTAGATTGGTACAAATGTAATATATTTATTTTAACTACAAAAATTTAGAATATGATATCTGACTTCCGTATAGCGTAAACTATTATTTTTTAATAGGTCACTTACTACTTTTTAGTGCAGGTTTATTAGCTACCTTCTTCTTAATTTCAATTTCTTTATCTTTCTGTTCTTCTTTCTTACGATTAGATCTCTTAACTTCCTCAAACTGATCCTTTTTCAATCCTATCTCATCTGAGTTGTCCTCTGGTTCTACAACTTCTTCCCCAGTATTTCTAGACTCTGCATTAATCATAGCCACTTCAATGGCTGTTTGCGATTGTAAATCAGCCTTATATTTCTCAAGATCCATCTTAGCCTGCTCTAAAGTAAGCATCTGCTGCTGGGCTTCAGCTGCCTGTTGCATCTTCATCTCCTGCTGTTTCATAGCCTGCTGCTGTAATTGCTCCTCAAATGCCTCAAATTTACGCTGCAAAGCTGCAGGGTCCTGAGTACGATAGAGTTCCATGACCATAGAAAGCGTACCCTGATTTTGCATNAAAGGNTGAATCATAGACTTAAGAGTATTCATCATATCCTTATCAGCAGCTGAATTAGTTGANTAAATACCATATTCTGTTTCAGCAAATTGCTTACCATCAAAATCTAATAGCAATTGACTACCATCAGATAGAATAAATTGACGTTTAAATTTCTGGTCTTTCCAAGCTACTTTAGCAGTTTCTATGTAGGCAATAATAGCCCTATTAACAAAATCATCATGTATACTNAAATACTTAGCAGTATTCAATGAACTTTGTTTTACAGCCCTTTCTACACCCCCAACAGTTTCACGAGTTTCAACAGCTCCTTTTCTTTGTGGTGTAATACCTACTATATCCTGTATTCTATTCTCTAAGAAAGTTAATATTCCAAGTAAATTCTGAATAACCGCAGCATCTCCAATCTCAACAGATCCAGAACCACGGTTCATATGTCCTGCTAATTTACCTAANGATGCTCCTTTATTTCCNTCATTGAANTCATCTTCNAANACTATCTTCATNTGATCAATNTAGAATANGAACTGATCCATAGTAAATTGACTNGGTATCATACTAGTACTAATTCTAGCTATTTTGCCTTTATAAGTCTTGAGTTCTTCCCAAAGTTTATGCATAAAGAAGTTGTAGGTAAGCTGATATGATTTACCTAAACTAACAAATGACAGTGATTTAGCATCATTTGTATGGAAGATATTACCAACAATTCCAGGAGAACACTTACTTGGATTATCCATAGACCTAAATTGCACAGGTCTTGGTCCCATTTTCACATAAATATCATCAGCTAATTTTGTACCTTCGTACCATTCCCCAAGCCAAATCCATTCTACATTTTCAGCTTCAACTTCATTAAGCGGGTAATCTTCATCAACATATCTCTTCTGCATATCTCCATCCTCATCAAAGAACTTCAATATACCTACTTTTCTCATACCTTTCCATAAAACCCGCATCTTCCTCACATTTCCAAACTGGTCAAAACTACCACCAAAAAATGCACTTTCATTTTTAGTTGCAGATATGACNTTACCTATTCCNCCCTGTTGNTCTATCCAAGANGTNAGGTCTATNGGNANATTAAGAAGATTTCTATTAAATAATTTACCAGTAGCTGAATTAGTATAAGAGTAGCCTTCTTCTAATTTTTTAATATCTGAGTCTTTAAGATCCTCATGATATTCATCAATTACCTGTCC